GATAAAGGAAAAGCATCATACATAACCACATTAGCAACTGGATTATTTTTACTTGTCAAAATAGACATTTGAATATCAGTATATAAGTTTCTATCACTCGCAGATACTTCGGCCGTAGCACCTGTATCCGTAGTATCAGATTTCATTCTTTTAATACTAATTCTAGAATTTCTTGATCTATCAATGTTATCAGGTCGTTCTAGTTTGTTAAATTGATCTGCACCACTAAATGGAAATCCAATATTCTTTACCCAGTTATACATTTCCATATAGTTTTCTAGTGACTCATCTACAACAAATGACATATTAAAATTGTCATATTGTAGTTTATCACCAACTACAGCAACATCAACGAATGGAGTATATTGTGATGCCTGAGACATACTAACACCAGGAATATTAGCTCGCACTACAAACCATTCTGTTGTGGGAAATATGGGCAAGTAAATTTTAAATTGATTATTTTGAGAATAATCAAATGTAGAAGGTTGCCTTGATAGAGGATTGACGGAAGTACCAGAATCTACTGTACTGGTACTACCGCCGTATTCTCCGACCCTTAGATCAGTTGCTGCCATTATGCAGACCAGCCAGAACCGTTAAGTGCCATTTTAGTATATTCGATTACAAATGTACCATTACACGCTGCTGCGTTGGTTAAAAGAATATCACTTGTTACTGCTGTTGATGAAGTTCGACTACAAGTAATTGCGGGTTGTCCTGATGTGTATCCGTATGAACCACTGCCTATTAGAACAAAAGCATTACTAACTCCACCTGTGCCGCCCCAACTTACAATAACTCCCGCTGCGGGGCTATCTGTATTCCAATAAATTTTTGAAATTGCTAACAGTGAACCTGCAACCCATCCAGATAAATTGGAAGCGTCTACTACAGTTAGTGGACTACTGTTTGTGTCGGCCGTCATTGTAACGTGTGTCTGACCACGCCAATCTGTATCCATTAATTTTGTGATGGTGTTTGCCATTCTATTTTCCTCATAAAGTTTTTGGAGCGGAAGGCCTAACTCCTGTTGTACAATACCTTCTCTTTAATCAGGACTATTTATCAATTCCAGTAGACAAAAAAAACTCCCACCGAAGTGGGAGTTTGAAATAAAGTTGCCTTTATTTTTATTTTTAATTGCAACTCTTACATCAAATTAGCAATCTGGACCCTTCTGTAATATACGTTAGCATTTACGGTTCCAGAACCGTCTGTTGCAGCTGAACTTTCTGCGAAAGGATTGACTTGTAGACCATAACGTGTCTTGAAGCCGATCTTTGGCTGGAAGCTGTTCTCACCTACTGCACGAACCATCTGTAGTGGGACGTATGGGCAGTAGAAAAGACCTGCGTCATATGGGGAAGTACCCTTATAACCAACAACATAGTATTGGTTAGCAGAAGCACCTGAACCACTGTAAGGAACACCCATGTTCATGTAAGGATCAACATAGACCTTGAAGCGACCATTCAATGTACCAGCGAATGTGTTGCCTGTTGAGTCAACATTGAGGTTATCAGATAGACCTGAAGAATAGTCCAAAAGACCTGCCATTGTAAGTGCAGAAGCAACGTCAGCAGAGCAAAGGATGATGTTACCCTTTCCGCGGCGTGTGTCACGAGCAATTACGTTTGCATCACGTTCGATTGCGAACATAAGACCTTTGAATTTTTCAACTGACCATCGACCGTTGGAGTCTGTGTTCAAATCGAAGATACCAGCGTTTGTGGTGTCGCTAGCGGCACCTTGCTTGGAGTTACGATAGATTGTACGAACTACTTCACGGTTGATTTCAGCAAGGATCTCAGAACTTAGAATGTTAGCAAGTTCTGTCTCAGCATCTAGACCATGAATGGCTTTAAGATCCTGAGCAAGTTCCATTGTGTATTCAGCTTTGAGAGCCCGTGACTTTGCAGTTACGGTTGCTTTCTCAATACTGAATGCCATTTCGGCAAAAGCATTAGCTGCACTGTCGCCTAGGGCTTCAGCAGCGGTTGTTGTCATGCCTGTACCTGTTGAGAAGTTACCAGCACTTAGAGCTTTAAGTACGTCAGAACCTGTATGAGTACCTGTACCAGCAAAAGCGGTATTGGCTTCATTGAACAGGGCTTCTGTACCAGCCTGTGATGTGTAACGTGCTTTCATTGCGAAGATAAGTCCTGTAGGACCAGTCATTGGCTGAACGCCGCAGATATCATAAGCAATTAGTGAAGGCATTGCACGGCGAACGAGCGAAATTAGGATTGGATCCCAGTTTGCTACACTTGCGCCTGTTGCGTTTGTTGGAGCTCCCTCTGAAAGAAATGCTGCATCTTCTTTCATTGCTCGCTCTTGGTTTTCTAGAATTACAGTAGTAACGGCCCGACGATAGCTATCCTTAATCTCGGGAAGATCAGGGTGCCCTAAGACTGGCTGCCACTTTTCCTGTAGTTGTTCCGTTTGAAACATTTTAGTTTTCTCCCTTTTTTTGTGTAAAACTTAAGCTTCCGCTTTTCCACGGAGGTGTGTTCGTGAAATAGCAGACATATAAACAGCCATCGAGTCGGACAGATCAACTTCTTCTGCTCCTTCTGTTACTGGTGCTGCCGTATCATCACTTGTTGTTATTGCTTTAACTTTTGGAAAATATGATTCCTTGATTGTTTCGACTTTCTCACGAAAATCTTCTGCGCTCGTGTATTCAATACTTTCTGTAAGTCCAGCAAACTTCTCTACTTCTGTATCTGCAAGATCAGAAGCAACATCTAGTAGAATGTCTGTTCTGGAAAGATTAGCATTCTCCTTTGACAACTCAATATTTTTCTCTAAAGATTCGTTCAACTTATCTTCTAACTCAGCGACCTTCTCAGATGCTGCGTCAAGCATATCAAACTGTTCTTCAGGAACAGAAATATTGTGTTGTTCAAAGAGACCCTTCAAACCAGTCATAAAGCCTTCTGCGATTTCTGCTTTGAGCTTATGCTCCATAGCGAGTTCGTTCTGCCTCATCCATTCTTCTACGACATAGTTGAGATAGTCATCGACTTTCTCAGCCATATTTTCTTGTGCTTCTTCGATTTGTTGTGCGAGTTTTGCTTCGTACTTTTCTTCCAGATGTGTCATCTCTTCTTTGAGTTTCATTCGGATAGCAGCTTCAAAAATTGTTGCAGCCTTCTTCTTAAACTCTTCCTCTAAACCGTCTGTTTCGGTTAGAGCAGAGACATCATCTGAGAGATCCATAGCAGCGACACGCTCATCAATCGACTCTTCCTCAACCTCTGCGACCTCGGGTGCTTCTACGATAACCTCATCTTCTTCTACTTCAACTTCCTCAACCTTTGCGGATGCATCGGATGGTTTAGTTGTAGGAGGAGAAGCTTTTTTGACTTTCTTAGAAGCTTCCTTACCTGGATCACTTTTGGCATCGGGAGACACAACAGCAGCGCCCATGTCCTGCACTTCGCCTTCTAGCTTATCGCCTTTCTCAGCTGGTGCAGCACCCTTTTTGGGGGCATCTGCGGCTACTTCGTCTAGTTGCGTATCGGCAACGAATTCTTCGTCAGCAATCTGCTCTAGCTCGGTGTTGATATCTGTCATTATTGGATAACTCCCTTATTGTTTTAGAATATTATTATTTATCATATTTAGATTTTTGACATGAAATCTTCAAATACTTCAACTCGTTTTTCAACTTGAGCAGAACGTTTTGCATATTTCACCTCTAATTGTCTTTTATATGATTCAATATCCATTTCTTTGATAATGCCGTTGTCCCAAACCCACTCCTTACCTTCCATGATGCCTTCCACGAAAGCATTAGGAGCAGAAGGATCTGCAACGATGTCGGCCGCAGTAGCCAAATAAAAATCATCTTTGACGACCTGCATATCTCTTTTAGGTTCTAATGAACCCATACCTCTTGACGAAACGCCAAGTTTGGCACCCTCATCAATAAGATTCTTTACAATTTTTCCGTAAGGTGTATCCATTACTTTAGCTTCGCCGATGAAGTTTTTACCATCAGGATAAAGATCAGTAATCATGTGGGATACTCTTTCTAAATTTACAGTTGGACCATCAGGATGTCCCAACTCACCAAAGGCTCGATTTTGGCTAATATACTCTTTGTTATATCGACCAACTTCTTTTTCTAATACAGACATTGGATACATACGACCATTACGGTTTTTCATCTCTGCCTGCATGAACACACCTTTAATGCGATAGTTTTTGTTACCACCTTCTTTTTCTTCGATGAGGTATTCAATACTATCAACGTGTTCGGATATAAGTTTCATTATTCTTCCTCTACTTCAGCAGGGTCTCCTGTAATACCCGTGTCTACTGGTTCTGCTGTTGGTTCTTCAACAGGAGCTGAATCAAACGCTGTTCTTGCTAAATCCATACGGGCAGTTTCCCAAGCATCTTCTCTTTTTGCAGCTAAAACTTGATCGAAAACATCATTAGCTGTGTTAAGGTCACCTGTTGCAACAGCGCTGATAATATCTTTTGTTGTTGCCATAATAATTCTCCTTTATTGTTACTCTAATATTTATAAATAGTTTGAACTTGAGTTATAAATTATTTTAATCTGGTGCGTCCATATCTTCACCAGCATCTTGATCTATCTCTCCACTATTTTTTTCTTTTTGAATTTGGGCATCAATTTGTTGCATTTCTAACTCGCTTTGTTTAAGAATATTTTTTCTTATCCATTCAACCGAATAATATGTACCAACATATTCAGACACACTGTTAAGTTGATTGATGCGAGATTCTAAAAGTTCTGCATCTTTAAGTTCGAAGAAATGATTATCATCATTGAAATCGTAAATGATTCTTTCTTTGATAGTGTCCCAATCTTCTGGTGTAATGATACCTTTCAATACACATTGAGTTTTTAAAATGTCATGGAAGAGAATAGAAAATCTTTTTCGTAGTCTTTGAATAAACTTAGTAAACTTTATTTCGTCCCGTGTAATCTCTGCTGATCTGCCCATGTTGAAACCAGAGTCAGACTGCAAACGAGAAATAGGAATGTTAAGAGATTTGTAAAGTTTTTCTTGAAAATATTTTACATCTTCCATTTCTCCAAGATTTTGGCCGCCAGGCAAAGTTGTAATCTCTGTGCCTCGACCACCTTCTCGTCTTGGTAACCAAAAGTCCTCTAACATCGACATTTGATTACGATCATCTTTGACTTCACCCGTGTTGCCATCGTATACAACCTTGTTACGATATCGACTCATCACATCTTTGAGATAAGCTTCTGCTTTGGGTTTTGGTAAATTGCCTACGTCAATATAAAAGATTCTTCGTTCTGGTGCTCGACTGATGCGATAGATAACTGTTGCATCTTCCATCATTCGCAACTGATTTACAGGTTTGATTGCTTTATGTAAATAACCATAAACCTGTTTTGTTGTGGGATTAAAGATACCTGAAGTGGCATATGCTATACTATCGGGTGAAACTTTTAAACCCTGTGCTGCAGATTTGCCTTGACCACTTACACCAACTACACCTGGATAAACGCCCGTTTCGTTGTAAAGATAAAACTCTTGAACTCTTTTAACCAGTTCGACACCGTTGCCAGCACCTTCGCCTTTATCTTTTTCTACTACACGAACCTTTTTGATAAACTTGGGATCGATATATCGTAATTCTGTAATACCTTTTCTTGATTGTTTTTGGTCAACCATTTTGTGATAAAACAAACGACCATCGATATACCATCGTCGGAAAATATCGTGGCCTCGATGTTTCCATTCTAATAGTCTTAGAACTTCATCGAACTCCGTTGAGATTTTCTTTTTGATGGATGTGGAAAGTTCCACCATATCCAAATCAATTTTTACCGATAAGTCAGTTTCATCTGCCGTAACGGATTCATTAATAATATCTTCAATTGCTTGATCGCACTCTGGAGCTTCAGATGTTGTACGATACTTACGAATTAGGTCCCAATCATTCTTTGCTGCCTTATCTAGGTTTACATACTGGCTAAAAAAGCCAGCCCCACCAGCAATATCTAGTGTGCCTTCTTCGTCGGAAGGGGCGACAAAGGATTCCCCCTTTGCCGCCTCTTTCTTCCTCTTTATTTCATATCCAAATAATTCTGCCATATAACTATTTATACGAATAGAATAGACATATTATTTAGACTGTGCCGCCACCACCTGATGAAGTCATGTAGTTGTAGCGCCATGTGACACCAAACTCCTCAACAACATCATTAGTATCATATGCCAAAGCGATAGGATCAACTACGGTAGGCCATAGTTGAAATAACGTATACTCATTGACTGTAGACTCGTTGCGATCCATCTGACGAACAATAGCTTCACCATAGTATTGATCGGGAGCTGTTGCACCCGTACTATCAGAACCCATGTTCATAATTAGATTAGACCACTGTTCAAGTTGACCTCTAAGTTGCCAACCAGCATCAGAGAATACCGTTACTGTCCATGGATCAACGGTACGATCACCAGCAACATAGATTTGACGACCACGAAATGGTACAGCAACTTCACCAACGTTCTGCGCTGGAATCGTTGCAGCACGACAAAGAAATGTAAACAAATCTGTCGTTGCAAAAGGACCACCTGTAATACTAACTTCATATTGGTTAGCACGAGCTCCACCACCGGCGAGTTTTTGAACGAATGTATTTAAATTAGCCATTTTTCAGTTCTCCCCTTATCCTGCTCGACCAACTACTTCACTGAAGTCAACTCCAGTTCGTGTTGCGATAAATGTTAGTGTGATGAAGTTAATCGACCTTGCTGGTTTGATGTAGAAGTCAGCTCGGAACTCATTGTTATCAATGACTTGGCCTGTGTTATTTGTTTCGTCACAAACAACTAGGTAGTCGATGATACCACGGCGAGACTGAACATCACGCAAGTAAGGATCAACCATTGCTTTGAAACTATCACGAGTAAACTGATCGTTGAACTCAAAGAGTACAGATCGAGCAGCAACTTTGATTGCTTCTTCTATTGTAATGAATAGACGACGAACGTTAATACGACTAAATGCGCTGTTACGAGCTAAACCAGTCTTATCACCAAAGAGGATTGTACCCTCACCTGGAAATGCAACAACTGGGTTAATACGAGCACGATAAAGTAAATCACGTTCTGTCTGTGATGGGTTTAGACCGAGACCAACTGTACCTCGAATCTGACCTCTTGTGATGCCGGCGGGTGACCACCATGGATCTTCAAGATAATCAGTACGAGCACAAGAGCCTGCGATGTGTGCATTTAAAGGCACCCAACGATAAACATCATTGTATTTGTCATACTGTTTTGTGTAACCACTATCAAAAACTGTATATGATGAACTTGCTACAGCATCAAAGAATGACTTGACGTTTCCAGCAGCAACGTAAGATTTTGATATATTGACAACATCGCTCTTATCGGGTGAAATGAAACCAACACAATCTTTACGTTTTTCAACGAGGTCTGTAATGAATACAGCATGAGTTGTTGCACCACCATTGTTTACACTGGCAGGACCAGCAATAACTAGATTAACGTCTTGAATATCAGGATCGCTGAAGTGATCGCTGTATGCCTGTTGACGTTGACCTTCTGTTGGAGCTGTTGTACCACCGACACCACCAACTAAACTATTGGCGTCAATAGAGTTTGTTGGCACGGTAAATGTTGTACCAGCAGCGGCACTACCCCAGTTCGTTGCACCTGCTGGATGATCCATCCAATAGATGTAGTTTGAACTTGTGTAGATTACGTCTGCATAGTAGTTAGCATTACCTTCGTCTGTAAGACCGTCAGAAGCTTTAGATACTGCATCAAACTTCTCAAGGACTTCATTCTCAACACCAGAAATGGACGAATCTTCGTCAATAACGATGATGTGCATTTCGTCATTTGAACCACCACGGTCTGTTGCATACTGCGAAGTACCGGGAGCACGTTCAAACTGATCTGCCCAACGCCACTCACGGTCAACATTAGTACCGGAAGCAATTTCCGAAGCAAGGCCTGTTGCTGATGCTACTGGATATCGAACGATTGTAATATCGTTAGTTGCAATAGTCGTTACACGATATTTTTGACCATCTGTTTCTTGAAAGTAGACGATATCGCCAACTGAGAAGCCTGTACCAGATGTCAATGTAATGACTGTCTGACCAGCTGCTTCAATACCGGCTGTTGTTGTTTTTGCAGCTTCTGAGTAACCAGCTGCCGTGTTACAACTTTCAACACGCAGACTATTACCCCATGCACCGGCAGAACGTGCTGCCCATTCACCTACCTCAGCGGAACCATCGTCATAAGGACCAGTAGTACCGTCACCATCGGTGTAATGCATATTATTTTTGATTAGAATTGGTGTACCAGAAACGCAAGCATTTACTGCGCCAGTGGTTTCCATTCTAACGACCTTTAAAGTATTACTATACATTAAGAAAGATGCAGCACTAAACCAATACTGATGGTTAGTAGTATTTGGTTTTCCAAATATATCTACCAACTGTTGTTCGCTTTGTATTGTTACAACTTGGTCAATAGGACCTTTTTCAGCAATAATACAAACGCCACCAATACTGGTTGGTTCATTCCTGACTGAGGTAGTCAGGTCTTTCTCTTTAATAGCAACACCAGGTGAAACTAGATCAACCATTTTTTCTATTTCTCCTTGGTTATTATTTTACAAGTTATTATATAGATTACAGATTCAATTTTTTTATTCGTTATATTTAGTTTTTTTAAGTTCTTCAAACACACATTTAGTGTACTGATAAATAAGAGTATGAACAAGAAAAACACACAAATGCGTGATATTGGTCGTAAACGATGGTTGTTGAATAGTCTTAGAGATTATATATGCCAGTGCGGCGAAGCAGAATTGTGTGTAATGGAATGGTATCCACATCACAAGAAAATAAAATCATTAGTAATGAGACATGGTGCTAAAACCAAACAAAGGCAACAGGCACTTGAGTTGATAGAGAATAGCACACCACTATGTCATAACTGTGCGGCTAAATACAGGCACGGATTAGGTGCGGGTGTTATTTAGTTCCAATCTGGATAATTTTTTACTGGTCGCCAGTAGTCACCGTCTTGATCTACAAAAGGATTTAAATCTTCTCCATAATGTACACCGTCATCAATAAATCCAAACGGCGCCATATCAGCCTCAATAATTTCCTTCTGACTGTCAAAGAGTTGTTTGCGAATATCATCATCGGTTAAATCTTTGAAATACTGTTGGTCAGTTAGCCAAGCAAAAAATACCAGACACATCATCAGGTCATCTGTACCACCATCTTCAGCCTCAAAGGATTGACCTCTCTGAATGAATGTACTCATCTCCACGACGACATCGAAGTCGGGGACTAGTATCTTATCACTTTCAATAAGTTGTTTCAATGTAGAGCATCCTATGCGCTTTAATGACTTAGTGGTACGAATACCTAAATCACTTTGGCCATCGCCAAAACCAGAACTAACTATCTGACCAAGACGACCTTTGACCTGAGACTGTATGATATTTTCGTATGCCATATCGTGATGTAATGCATCTGCTATCTGTCCACCAATATCATTAATCTCTATTAATACTTGAGCATCGTTATATGTCTTTGCGGCTCGATAGATAATGTCTGGAAAGATAAGAGGTTTAATTTCATTACTACGATACTTTGCAACCATTTTATATGGAACAGTGGTGATATCAAATACAACAAACGCACTGTAATCATTTTGAGCACCTCTAGCAACATCAACAGTAATACAATATGAATTTTCTTTTTTAGGTCTTTCCCAAACATCAAATCCAGCACTTCTTTCTATAGGATCTTTATGCGGAATTGTTTGTATCTTTTGAGGTGATATCAAAGTATCAACACTACCTAAAAAAGAACACTCAAATTCTTGTAAAAACTGTTGTTCACTTGTATTTTTGATTGTCTGTTCTTTCCAATCTTCATCTCTGCCTGGTACCTCTGACCAATGCACCTCTAATGGTACAAAATCATTATTGCCATTTTCTGCATCTGTCCACATTTTATAAAACATATTCATGCCATGTGGTGTAGACACAATCATTACTTTAGAAGATTTACCAGAAGAGATTGTAGGATATACGGAACTAAAAAACTGTTCGGCTATGTTATTTGGAATAAAAGCAAACTCATCAAGAAAAATAATATTATATGAACCACCACGAACAGCAGATGCAGATGTTGATGCTGCAAGTATCTTAGAACCATTCTCTAGTTCTAACGAACCTTTGTTCCAGTTCATAACGCCCTGTTGTAACCAACTAGGCAAATGTTCATATGCCAACTGCAATCTAGACAATAAGTCTCTAGCAGTAGATGCCTTGTTAGCTAAAATAGCAACATTTACTTGATCGTTGAATAGAATGTAATGTATTAGGTAAGATAATACAGTTGTAGATTTGCCCGACTGTCTTGGCAGTTTACAAATAGAAAATCTATTATCGTGAAAAGATTTCACAATATTCTGTTGAAAAGGATACATCTTGAAAGGCACAAGGCCTTCATCAATACTTACAATATTAACATACTTTTGTATAA